GACTGCTGCACCAGCAGTACCAAGATCAATCGGTCCTACTTGTACACCATCGGTAATTTGAATAGCTTGAGGAAGATATAATCGAACTTCTTTACCAATCTGCTGTAATCGTAATTGTCTATCACCCCTTGCCTTAATATTAACATTAGAACTCTGTTTACCCTCAAATTGTTTTAGATCTTCAGAAGTTTTTCTTTTAAAAGTTTGGGTATCAATATTTACTCTCCGCGGGTCACCAGAAGAAGTAGCAATTGGATTTCCGTTCCGATCAATAGAATAATTTCCGGATTGATTTTTCTTTCTCAATGACTCTTTTATTATAGGATCCGCGTAGGGATCTTGGAATCCCTGACTTGTTGCATCACCGGAATTTGTTACCTTTGAACTAGCCGAGGTTATAATTTGAGAAAGGTCATCGATAATAGATTCAGGCTTGAGAGGTTTAAAAATTACTTCAGCAGCATATCCATAAGATTCTAGAGGATATTTAAGAGATGCTGGTTGGTCTGCTCCGCTTCGAGCACTACCTCCCAGGGTAGATATTGCATCCGATATAAATTTAGAAAAAGAAGAGGAACCAGAAGTATTTACTGCTTTCCGACTAGAAACCCCTTCATCGATTGGAACAGCGTCCGGCGACGGTTTGAAGTTAACTATGGTGCCGTTACTCTGTCGATATCTGGCCATTTTAAATACCTATAAATATAAAAATCTTAACATTATTTATATAGAAACTATGGCCTATTCTGGAAAATATAAAATCAAGAATCCAAGCAAATACCAAGGTAATCCAACCAATGTTATTTACCGATCCCTATGGGAAAAATACTGTTTTAAATGGTGTGACGAATCAAGTGACATACTTAAATGGTCAAGTGAAGAAACCGTTATACCTTATTTCTACGATGTTGATAAAAGATACCATCGATACTACGTTGACCTAAAAATTACTTTTAAAAACAAAGAGACCTGGCTTATTGAAATCAAACCGAAGAAAGAAACAAAGCCGCCGGAATATCCTGGACGTAAGACTAGGCGTTATATAACAGAGGGTATAACCTATGTTAGAAATCAGAATAAATGGAAGGCAGCAGAACAGTTTGCTAAGGATAGAGGTTGGAGATTTGCTATATGGACTGAAGATACATTAGAGAAAATGGGTATTAAACCCCGATCAACTAAACCACTAAAACCCTATAAAAGACGTAGCAAATCGACATAAATAGATGTACTATGAGTAATTTATTTCAAAAACTAGAGCTTGAAGCTTTCCGTGCCGGTATTACACCACGAACTGCTGAATCACGTGAGTGGTTCCGTAAGAAAGTGGCAAATATGCGGAATATAAATCGTAATACATTAATGAGAGACGAATCGTTACAGTTAAGAAATCGTCAACTTGTTGGTTCAATGAATATGTTTTTTTATGATCCAAAGAATAAAGATACCCTTCCTTATTATGATAGATTCCCTTTGGCTATTATTGTTGGTCCTGCTGAAAAAGGATTTTATGGTTTAAATCTACACTATCTGTCACCAATACTTCGAGCTAAGTTTTTAGATTCTCTTATGGATATTACTAACAACCGAAGATATGACGAAACAACTAAATTTCGCATGTCATACGATTTACTACAACGTGCTGGAAAATACAAATACTTCAAGCCGTGTTTCAAACATTATCTTACTGATCATGTAAGATCACGCTTTGCAAGAGTAGAAGCACCAGAGTGGGAAATCGCAACATTTTTACCAACAGCTGATTTTGCAAAATCGACTCGATCGAATGTATACAGAGAGTCAGCAAGAATTGCGAGACAAAGATGATCGATAGACTTAAATCGCAGATTTCATCTAAACGTGGTGTTGCCTCACCTAACTATTATAAAGTAACATTACCTGGGGCAAGGTTTGGAAGTAATGCAGATCAACTTAATCTTCTTTGTCGGGGAGTAAATATCCCAGGTAGACAAATGGTTACTACTGATCGAAAGATTGGTAATACACTTATAAAAGTTGCGCAAGATCATGCATTTGACGATGTTACACTTACATTTTTACTTTTAAATGATTATGGCGTACGTCGGTATTTCGAAAACTGGCAAGCTACTATAATTAATCGAGATACAAAAGAAGTTGGTTATTTTAAAGATTATGCATTTCCAGTACAGATTGCGCAATTAAAGAAAGGCGTTGGGTTTCCAATTGCTAATATAGATCTCGGTCTTCCAAGTCTACCATCAGAGATTCAAGGAAGATTACCAAGTCTTGGACCAATCAATCTTGCCCAAGGCGAAATTGATTTTAATTTTTTGACCGGTGGAGATGTTATTTACGAATGTGAGCTTCTGGATGCATATCCAACCAATATGGGTCAGATTCAATTAGCAGATACAGCTGAAAACTCACTTATAGAAATTACTATCCAGTTAACATATCGTAACTGGAGACAAACTGGTACTTCAGAAGGATCACCAGTAACCGATTTTATACAATCACAAATTGGCACTTTCGTCAGTAGATTATTTAGTTAGGATGAATTAGAATATGGCACTACCAAAGTTTAATGATACACCAATATATGAAACAACTATTCCTTCAATAAGTAAGAAAATAAAGTTTCGCCCATTTTTGGTAAAAGAACAAAAGATCTTGATGATTGCACATGAAAGTCAGGATCAAAGACAAATTGCAAGATCAATTTTAGATACGATCGAATCATGTATTCAGGAAGAGATTAGTACTAAAACTCTTACCTCTTTTGATATTGAATATTTGTTCTTAAATATTAGAGCAAAATCAGTAGGAGAAAATGTAGATTTATTACTACCTTGTACAAGTGACGAGTGTAATCATTCTACTCAAGTTAGTATTAATTTAGAAGAAATTAAATTAGAAGGTGATAAACCCCCACCAATTATAAAACTGAATGATCAGTATGAATTACAATTACGTTATCCTAGATATGATGATATTATAGAAATAGCCGGTGCGGGTGACGTAGGTCTTACTGAACAGATGTATGCTATGATGCAAGCTTGTATGGGTACGCTTTTATCAGAAGACGAAAGAATAGATTTTACCGACGAATCGAAGGAAGAGATTTCTGAATTCTTAGATTCTTTACCAACAAAGGTATTTGAACAGATTGTATCCTTTACACAGGATCTTCCGGCATTAAAATATAAATCTGAATATGTTTGTTCAGAATGCGGTAAAGAAAATGAAAGAACTATAGAAGGATTAGCGGATTTTTTGCAATATGCCTCTCCCACGACGATTTAGTGAATTTTTATCAAATAAATTATAAGCTGATGCAAAACTTTAATTATTCTTTAAGTGATCTAGAAAATCAAATGCCCTGGGAGAGGGAAATTTACGTAACTATGTTAATACAAGACTTGAAAGAACAAAAAGAAGAACAACAAAGACAAGCTATGAATAGAGGCTAATATGTCAACCTTAAAAGATGTAGTAAAACAGTTACAGGAGAATAACGAAGAGTTATCCTCTATGAATGCAAATCTTGCAGCAATGTTTCGGTTTGATAGGGAAAAGGCAAGACTTGATAAAGCTGCATATCTAGATCAGATTGCTGAAAAACGGAAACGTTCTGCTGCTCCTGCCGCTGGCGCAGGAATTGTTGGTGCAGCTGCATCAACTGGTGACAAAGGATTAGCTCTTCTCGGATTACCATCACTTGCTACACTATTACCTGCTATTGGTGCCATTGGTGCTACTATGGCAGGTTTAGATGATGCCTTTAAAGCACTAAGAGTTATAGATTTAGGAAAAGGAATTCTTGACGGGGTAAAAGCATTTAATGGTAAAACATTGTCGTTTATCGATAGTATAAAAGATACCACTAGAATCTTTACTACAATGATCGATGATTTTTCTAAAGTACTAACATTTGGTACAGGAGAAATTACGGCAAAGCAACCTGGCTTTTTAGCTAAAATAGGTACCTACTTTGATGATCTATTAAAACCTGTTACTACTGCCTTTGATAATTTCAAGCTTGGATTTACCAGAATTGGCACTAAAGCAACGGGAATAGTAGATGATCTTCT